ATGTTTGACCTAGGTTGTTTGATAAAATAAACAGTCCGTTACCTGCCGCCGCATAATGGAACACAGGAGTTGATCCATCATATGGTTCAACTTGTTGACTTGTCCATGTAGCACCTTCATCTGTTGATCTGTACACAACACCTGTTCTTGAAGCAATAATCCAAGTGCTTCCTTCATATGCAACACCTGTAAAAATATCTGCGCCTACATTTGAACTGATATCACTCCAGTTAGCACCGTCTTGTGATCTTGCAACTGTACCATTAGTTGACACTGCCATAAACCAGTTAGCACCGCCTTCTAAGTCTGTCCAGTTTGCTGTTGGCACTGCATTTCCAGTTGTCCAACTTGCACCATCTGTTGTTCTTAAACCTCTACCATTTCCTAATAATACAGTGACGTTTGATGCACCTACTCTTCTTTCTGCACCTATATCATAATTTCCTGCAAGTGGAATACTTGCTGTTGTGTTACTGTATGCTGGTTCTGAAACTTGAATTCTTGGTTCAATAAAATATTTTGTAGAAGGATCTAATTGTTCTTCAATTTTAAATCCACCTAATAAATGTTGCCAACCTGGTGTGTTATCAAATTCTTTTTTGACTGTACAAACTTTTGTTAATTCGTTGAACGTATCAATAATTGCATATTGTCCTCTGCCTGTACCTTCCCAAATATAAATTCTTTGTCCAACTGTTTGTGCAGTTGTACCTTGGAACTGTTCATTTAGTCTAATAGATGTTGTATCACCTGTGATTGCTGGTCCTGATTTACTTGTATAACCGGCACCACCCGCTGGTGTTGAATCACCTGGTCCTAATATTCTAATTCTGTTAACAGCATTGTCCCTTGTATTTTCATATGCAATAGAACCTGCCGCACCTTCACCTGAACCTGTAATTGTGATTGATGCAGATGTGTAGTCTTGTCCTGCGTGACTGTATGCAAAAGCAAATATTTCGTTTTCATCATTGTACACAGCATCCACAGTTGCTTCACCTGTTCTGTTGTCAAATTTACCTGTGATAGGAGTTTCAGTTGGCGTAACACCTTCTGCAACTGAACCAAAATCTCCATAAGAGTTGTTTCCGTTGGTTGCTCTCACTTTACCGCCGTTGGTTGCAAGATAACCTATGTGGCAATAGTATGTGAATACAGAAACAAGTTCTGATCTGCCTTCTCCGTTTGCCCAGTAACCAATACCGTTGTCAATAACTTGCGTAAAGTCATTGGCAACAACTGATCTGTAACCACCTGCGTGTAAGTCGCCATCCACTTTTAATCCAATACATCCTGTTCCAAATGTTGAAACGTTTTGTACATAACATGATTTACTTGTAATCCAAGCACTTGCATCATTCACACCTGTTCCTGGATTTAAAGAAACAAAAGCACCACCTGTTGGTCTCTTTGTACCATACTGATTAACAGCACCAAGTGTTCCTGTTAAACCTTGCAGTGTCATATTTCTGATACCTGTTCCATTGTTTACATAGAACATATCATAACCAGTTTCATAACCTGCCGCTGGTTTGACTGTTGTACTTCTTAATTCATCTCCCACAAGTGCCACATCTCTTGGAACTGTGATAGGTAAAATTTCTTCATATATTCCTGTTTTAATGAATATTGTTGCTGGTGCTCTGTTTGCCAAATCACCTTGAATATAATCACAGGCAAATTTTATAGTTCTGAATGGAGAACTTAATTTGTCACCTGCTGATTCTATGTCAACTCCTTCTGGCGCAACGTAGTAAACTTTTGTTACTTTGTCAAAATCTTCCCAGAAAGGATAACTGTTTGAACCAACTTTCAATAATTGTCCAGATGTTCCAATACCAATTCTTAATCTTGTAGAATCATCTGCTTGAGTTTTGATATCACCAGGATATTCTAATACGTTTGGTGCGTGACCTTGTGCTACTAGCACCCAATATGGACCAACGTTGTCTGATGCAAAATCTAATGGTGGTTTTGCGTCTGAAGAATTTGCTTCATGTTTTAAAATACATTTGTAGAGTGTGCCTGCCACTGTAACAAGATCGCCTGGGAAATAAGTAGATTCACCTGTAACGCCGCCTATATCTTGATCCACCCAAGGACCTCTGAACATATTTCCTGTGACCAATAACTGCCATGGGAAAGGTTCATCTGTGCCTGGATCGTACACATCTCTTGTGTCAGGTCCAACATCAGAATTTGTTCTTACAGCAATGTATAAATCACCACCTGCTCTTACAACATCTCCTGTTTTGTAAACATAAGGTTGAAGTTGACCATTCTGTAAAGTTTGTCCTACCCATTCTCCTTTGAATGTGTAACCTAAAACCTGTGCTTCCCAAGTGTTTGTGGAATCTGTTAATGTTGGAGTTATACCAATGTTACTTACAAGTGCAACATATGTGTAACCTCCGTAAAGCACAACATCACCTTGTTGGTAGTATGTTGATTCATCCCAAAGGTCTTCGTATTCTAAACCTGGAATCCATAAACTGAAGTTTGCTTCAACCATTCTTGGATCAGTTGCCCAGTGACCTTGTGACACCTGCCACATACCTGGAGACCATCTAACGATTTCATTTGGTTTGTATCTTGTGCCTCTTGCATAATCACCAACGTAACTGATACCAGTTAAAACTATTTCCCATTGATCTGTGTTTGCCTCTAAACCATCAGCAGTATTGTTTGCTGTACCTGTGATTGAAACTGATTGGATTGCGCCTGCACCGTCCACAGTGTTTACTGTAATCACAGCATCGTGTGTACCAAGGTCTCCGCCTAGTGCCGTTCCAAGAATATTAAATGTGTTTAAGTTTGCGTAACCTGTACCTGCGTTTGTGATGTTTACATAGTAAGTTGTTCCTACTCTCCAAACAAAAAATGCCGCATCAGTTCCAGTTGCTCCTGTTGTGTATGCTGGATTTGTCCAGTTGTTCACTGGTGCTGATCTGTGTCCTGTTAAACATCTGTAAAGGTTACCACCGTATCTAACAATGTCATCTGGATAGTATAATGTATTTTCTGTCCAAACATTTCTCCAGTTGTCTGATCTAGAATATTGATCCCAATAACTTGCATGGAAAGCCAATCCTGCATCTGCTGTTGAAGATGTGTGTGCTGTGTTACATTTCCAAATTGAACCACCATATATTACAGTTTGGTCAACGTTATACAATGTGTTTGGTTGCCATACAGTTTGCCAATCTTCTCCACGTGCAAAGTAAACCCATTTTAACTCGTCACCTAGTACACCGTTGTTAGCATCTGCATTTGAAATATGTCCTTCGATACATTTGTAAATTAGACCACCAACTTTTACTAGTTCACCTATTTTGTAGAAAGTAGCCGGTGCCCAGTCGCCAGTCCAACTTTGACCATCCATCATCTGTGTCCATTTAGGAGTAGATGAATTTAAATCATTATAAAAATTTGAATCTGATGTGTGTACTTCAATACAAACATAAACTTTTGCACCAAATCTTAGTACATCATCTTTCACATAGAGAGTGCCTGCTGACCAATCACCTCTCCATTTAAAACGTATTCTATCTATTCGAAAATCTGCCATTGACTAATTCCTTACTACTATTTATTTCTCCTAACTTGACCACGGTTCTACATAACCGTTATAAGTTTGTGCTTCGTTAACTTTTAATACTAATTCACCATCTTTATTCACATAATAAAAAAGGTTTCTACCGTCCCATTTGTACTGTTCATAAACAAGATTTTGGTACACTTTTCTGTGCTGTTGATCTCTGCCTTCAAAGAAATCTTCACCTCTTGAAAAGTTGTTGTAATTTGCGTCAATATTTCCTGGTCTATTCAATTGTACACCATCTTCCAGTTCAAGTAAATCTGCTTTTACCATGTACAATTCTCCATTGTCAGTTCTGCGTAAACCATAGAAGTATCTGCTGTTTGCCAGCGACTTCTGTAATTCATCTATGCCTACACCAAAAACTTGCGCCATCTATTAACTCACTATGTTTATTGTGTTACCCATGCCTGAATGGATTGTACATTGATAATACAATGTGCTTGGTGCATCCATTGGCACAGTAAAAGTTTGTGTTCCGCTTTGTGATCCACTTACTCCTGATGTGTATGCTGAACCACCATTAGAAACTCTAATCGCAAATGGGTGACTTGATCCTGTTGTGTTAACAAGAACGTATGTGTGTCCTCTCATCAAGTATAACACGGGATCATTTGCAGTACTCGGAAAACCTGGACCACTGAATGTGTAATCACTTGAGCCATTGTTTCCAATACTCCATCTTGTTACTGGACCATTTTGTAAAACCCAGCCAGTTCCATTGTAGTACAAAACATCACCTTGTGCCGCTCCTGAAGCCGTAACATCTGTCAAATCATTCAATGCTGTTGAAGCCGAAGAAGATGTAACAAATTCTAATGCTGTACCTGAACCATTTACTTTAACAAATCTACCTGCCGCACCTGTAAAGTTTGCAGGAGTGTCTGATAAGCCTACGAATGTTGATGTAATTGCTGGTTTGTTTGTTAAATTGTTGTAGTTTAAAAAGTATGTGCTGTCCAAACCATCCAATGTGTCAGCGTCTAATCCGCCACCACCTGATGTTGCATCATTTGCCGGTGCCCATTGTGTACCGTTCCATTTTAAAACTTGTCCTGACGTTGGAGCAGAAGTTGTTGTATCAACATCTGATAAAGCATCAATAGAAAAATTGTTTACAAGTGTTAAACCATCACCAGTTCCATTAACTCTCAAGAAACCGTTTTCATAACCTGAAAAACTTGTTGGTGTATCTGTAAGTGCCAAGAAGGTAGTTGCACCACCGCCACCGCCACCTTGAGCGATTGTTCCTGGTTTCCATTTGCTTGTACCTTGGTCCCAAACAAGTGCTTGTCCGTTTGTTGGAGCCGCTGTTGAAGTATCTACATCCGATAAAATGTCAATGGATTTGTTCTCATCTGCGAGTTTAACCCATGCACCTGCGTGAGCATAGTAAGAAGCATTCTCAGAATGAACGTGGGCGAACATTCCGTGATACGTACTTGCATCTGGCAGATCTGTAAAATTAGTGTATAAAAAACTTACTTTGTTTGAACCTGTTGCGTTTAATAATTGATTGCTGACAATTGTCAGTGCTGTACCGTTTCCAAGTGCAGTGTATAATTCACTGAAATTGGAATTCAGTTTTGTACCAGCATCACGTAACGAGTCACCTTGACCATCGTTAGGTAGGATACCAGTATTAATTAGTTGTCTTGTCATTCGTTTCCTCCCACGTTTTTAACTTCTATCGAATGTTATTTCATTACTATCCATGTAATATGTTGTTTTGTCCAGTGTGAACGGAGTTGTTTCTGTAACAACTGTTTCATCTGTTTGTGGATATGTGATAGTACCATCTCCACGATTACTATTCAATCTAACAACAAATTCTCCTTCATCATTGATGTAATAATTTAAATTTACATCATCCCATCTAAATTGTTCATATTTCAAATTTTTAAATGGTTTGCTATGATTCAAATCTCTTCCTTCATAAAAATCATAACCCTGATCAAATTCTTTATAGTTGTCGTCAATGTTTCCAGGTAAGTTGATTGTAACTGGATCATTTGCTGACAATTGGTCAACTTTACCAATGTATAATTCTCCTTCGTCGGTTCTTCTCAAACCATAAAAGTAACGATCCTTTACACCGTTTTCTAAATATACATTTGTATCTTGTCCAACCGTATTCGACATCTTAACTTATCTCCACATAACTTAAAACACAATCAAGTGAGTCGTTAATGTTTGACTGTACGTTCAAACTGTTTTGACTTGCTACAATTAATTTTTCTCCTGAGTTTAACACACGTAAACTAGAGTTTGGTGCAATCAAAACATCTTTTACAATAAAACCTGTTACTGAATCTGGTGTTGCTGTCAATGTTACACTTGCTTTCACAACTGATTCAGTTAAATTTGCTAGAACTAATCCAACCACTGTTGAATAAATTGAAATTGGTGCTGTGTATACTGAAACAGGAACAGTTCCAATGTTTTTTGTTACATTATTTCTAAAATTTGTTGCCATTCTTTTTTATCCTAACGTTACCGCAATCTGTACGGCTATTTCTGTTGCATCAATAATACTTACAGCACCTGATGATCCAGCAATTGAACCCCATTGATTACCGTCATAAAGTTCAACCCTTTCATCGTTGGTGTTATATCTAATCATACCCAACAATGGTGTGACTGGTCTATCAGCACCTGTACCAACTGGAAGTACAAATCCACCAGAGTTTGATACATCAATATACCCACTTCCAGTAGTTTTAAACACTAATGGAGAAGATATAACATTAGTTATCGTATTTCCGGAGAATCTGAAGTCTTCAATCCTAATTGTGCCATTTCCGTTGGCATTTAGGATCAAATCCTGGTCAGTTTGGACAGTTGTCAGTGTATTTCCACTGATTTGAATGTCATCCACCCGTAGAGTTGTAACATCAAATCTTGTTGGACTTACGTTTGCAACCAATGTGTTGCCTGCGTAAAATCTTATTGTGTCATCATCAGCACCAGGCGTTTGTTCTGCTGTGATGTAAGTGTCTCTATCTAGGTCATAAACACCAGTAAGTGCTACCCAGTTTGTACCATTGTATCCTTCAAACACAGTGTCATCTGTGTTGTATCTCATCATACCAGCCACTGGTGAACCAGGTCTTTGTGCTGTTGTGCCTGATGGAATTCTTATCGAACCTGTACCTTGAACTTTGAAAACTGAACTTGCAGGATTTACAATAAAGTCTCCTGATGCGTTTGTAATTGTGTCGTTTTGTACAGCAAAGTTTTCTAATGTTACGTTACCTGTACCACTTGCTCTAATATCTAAATCTGCGTTAGTGTTGTTTGATTGAATTACGTTTCCAACAATATTAACACTATCAATTTGTGCCTCTTGAGCAAATAATGTGTTCCAATTTTTTGTTGCTGAACCTAAATCATATGTTGTATCAATGTTTGGAATTAAGTTTGAATCTATACCTGCAGATATTGTGATTTCATCTGTGGCTTCATCACCAATTGTAACATTACCGCCAATTGTGATGTCACCGATTACAGAAAGATTTCCATTTACATCTACATTGTCGTTGAATACTGTGTTGTTACCAAATGAATCTAAAGTTAAATCTCCAGATGTTGTTGTGATTGTGTTGCCTGATAATCTTACATTTCCAGTTTCAATTGAACTTCCTGAAATTACTGTTACATCAGGACCAGTTGTAAATGTTAATGCTTGATCAACATCAATGTTTAAGTTTGCACTTGTAAAGTCAACTTGTCCTGTGCTTTGGTCAACTCTAAATTGATCACCAACTCTAAAATCTCCTTTGTGGTCAACTGATGAAAAGTAAATTTTTGCACCATTTGTTGCAACAACTTCATTTGCTTGTATCACTGTGTTTGCATCATTGTCCACATTGTAATCATTTCCAACATAAGCAAAGTTATGACTGATCAAATACATTCTAACACCTGGACCGTTTCCTTTCATTCCAAATGTTCCGTAGATTGACGCTGATGCTATTGATCTAACTTCAGCACCAAAGTCTGCATAATCAACTAGAGTGAATGCTGTTGCTGTTGCACCATTACTGAATCTAATATCTTGTGCAATTAAATTTTTATCTAAAAATATTGTTGATCCATTGTTTCCATCAAAGTTTGCAACCAACACTGTGTTTGCATTACCAATTGCACCTGAAGTTGGTGGAGTAAAGTTTGCTGTGTAAACTGCTGAACCTTTATACACTCTAAACTCGTCAATGTGTCCTGTTAAACCTAAAGTTTGATTCCAATTATTACCGATCACCAGCGGTTTAGCACCACCTAGATCACTGGCTAATGTTGTTGATCCAACATTTTGTCCACCAACATACATTGTTAAAGTTCCACTCTGTCTTACAAGTGCAAAGTGTGTCCAAGTGTTTAGGTTAAATCCTTGTGAACCTGAAATTATTTCTGATCCATTTACATAAACTTTTGGTCCATTGTTAGTCACATACACATATAAACTGTTTTGTAGTGCCGCACTTGTTCTCATATCAAATAGTGCTGTTGATTGAAGTGCTGACAGGTTGCCCCAGAAGTCTATTGTGAAGTCTCCTGTGCCAAATCCAAAGTCTGCATGAGTGTTTATTTTAGCCGCATCGCCTGAACCTGCTAACTGTAAACTTGCTGAGCCAAATCTTTTTTCTGCTGTGTTTAATTGTGCATTACCTAATGCACTGATAGTTTTTCCATTTTGTTCTGCTGGTAAAACAAATCCTGCAGATTTTCCATTTATAAAAATTTTATCATTATCTACTGCGGCAATAGTGCCTGACGCAACTAATGATCCGCCTATGTCATAATAAGAAATTATATTTCCTTGAGTGATTGCACCACCACTCAAACCTGAAACTCTTAATTGAGTTTGTCCTGTACCTTTTAATCCATTTACACCATCATAAGCATTGATCGATGTTGAAGCAAAATAGGTAAAACTGTTCAACCATTCAACTCTTGCACCATTTGTAAGTGTGATTGCATCAACACCTGGAGTAATAAATGTTGCATTTTGAAATAATACACTGGCTTCTTGACTGCCAGGAGCCGCCAATTCACCATCAAAGAATCCACCTCTACCTGCATCGCCTGCCAAGAAACCTCTTGGATCTGCCACAGTTGATGTTGATCCTTGTGTGATTACAGAAACGTTTCTGATGTATGGTGATCTGTTTGTAACTGTAAATCCAGTACTGTCATCATTGCCAGTAGGATTAAATCTAAATGCGTATCCAGTGTTGTTTACTGAATCATAGTAAAAATTTTTAATAGTTAAATCTTCTATTGTGACTTCACCATTTAAAATAAATGCGTCTTTGTTATTTGTTGCACCGCTTGGTTGAATGTTTACTGCTCTTAATCCATCACCTCTGATTGATACACCAGTTGGAACATTTAAAGGAAATGCTTCTGTATATGAGCCTGGATATATGTAAATGTGATCACCTGCTATTGCTACTGCCAATGCTTGTTCAATTGTTGCATAAGGGTCATTTTGGTGAGTTCCTGAATTACTGTCATCACCATTTGTTGCAACATAGATCACTTTGCCTGGACGTGCTGTTAAGTTTAGTCCTTGTACTGTGATGTTTCCTGAAAGTGTTAAATTGTCTACAGTTAAATTGTTTGCATACACATTGTCCCAACGTTTTACAGCAGAACCAATGTTGTATGTGTCAGATACATCAGGTGTTAAGTTTGATGTGATATCCGCATTGATTGTGATAGAATCTGTGTCACTGTCACCTATTTGAATGTTACCATCTGCTCTGATATTTCCTGTTGCGTGAATATTTCCGTTTACTCTTGTGTTACCATGTACTTCTAAGATACCAGTTCCACTTGTTTGAATTTCAAAATTTTGGTTTGTGTCTGTTGCTGTTATAGAATTACCAGCAATAATAAGGTCATCTACCTGTAAATTATTATTGTACAAAATACCATCAGGTGCACTCAAATTCAACTGTCCAGCAGTTGTTGTGATTGAGTTACCTGATATTGTGATTTGACCAATGTCTAATTGACCTGTTGCTTCTAAGTTTGTTGTACGTGCTGTTCCAACTACATCTAGTGGATATTGCGGAGTAGCGGTCTTTACGCCGATCCTATTGTTTACTACATCAATGTATAACAAGTCAGTCTCAAAAGCCAAGTTTGTACCTTGTCGTAACAAGTTTGACTTTAAGAGTTGACCCGAAATTCGACCAACGGCCATTGTTTACTCCTTTTTAGCACGGGGATCTTGTCCCACCAACCACTTTTTCACCTTACACTGTTCGCAAGTTCTTCCCGGGTTGAACCAGGGTTTGTCCTGTTGCATCTGGTCTGATAACAACATTAATAGTATTTATAGAATTTTGGTTTTTAGTATAGTACACGGTTAATATACTAGTTTAATATAAGATTGTATAATACGTTCAAATCCTGTGCAAACTCTTCTGTAACTGTGATTTCCTGTAAACCAGTGGCTGATTTCCAACCACTTGCTGTGTAAACTTCTAGTGTAGAATTTGTTTGGTTCCAAAACAGTTCACCATCTCTTGGATTTGCTCTTGCATCTCTGTCTGTTTGTGTACCGTAGTGTCCTCTGTATGCCTGGGTAGTATCAAAGTGAATGTATCTGTTTGCTTTGGGCGATGTACCAGTTAAAACAAAGTCAGAGTTGGTCACTGTGTTTAGGAAAGTGCTTGAAAATACCTCAAAATTTGAAGTATCCATGAATATTTTACCATTACCGTTTGCCTGTAAAGATGCTTCAGGATTATTTGCTGTACCTGTGGTAATTGTATTGCTATCTATGGCAAATTGATCCTGTGAACTTAATCTATTTGCAACAAAATTACCTGATCCATCTATTGTTCCTACTGATGTGCCACCTGCTATGAAGTCGAATTGATTGTTTGATAGATCAATATAAGTGTCATAATCACCGTCTCTGATTCCGCCAAATGGAATTTTTCCTGTTGAAAATGCTTCAAAATTTTGTCTATCTGTATCATATCTAATTGCATTACCTTGTGCCGGATCTTGTGCTGTTGTCCCTGCTGGAACTTCAATATTTGATAAACCTGTAAATTGTAAACTGTTTGTACCAACTCCAAATCCCACATCGCCTGCACTTTGTATTTGTGTGTTAAATGATAAATTTTCTAAATTAACTGACCCTGTTCCATTTGCTCTAAAATCTACAGAACTGTTAGAATCAGTTGCTCTTATTACATTATTTGTGATTTCTATACCATCAAATATTGCTTTGTTTAAATTTGCCTGTTTCCAATTTTTACTTGCACTACCTAAATTGTGTTTTCTATCTTGTACTGGAATCAAGTCATTTTGAAATTCTTGGGCAAAGTCTACAGTGTCTCCTGGTTGATCACCAATGTTTATTCCAGATCCTGATATTGTTGCATTGCCGGTAACATTTAAATTTTGCATCATTGTGGCATTACCATCTATCACAGTTTTGCCAGAAGCATTAATTGTTAAACCGTTTTCTAGTGTGCTAATTGCGTTTGCAGAAATTCTAAAATTAGGCACATCTATTTTTGTAGCATCGATGACTGTGGTTGCTCCAGGTGTTCCAACTGTTAGTGTTGAGCCTCCTAGATCAGAATCATTGATGTTAATACTTGTCGTACCTCTGCTGAAATCAATAACAAAATTATCACCTACTCTAAAGTCTCCACTTGCATCTTGACTGACAAAATAAACTTTACCACCATTAGTTTCTTCGGTTTCGTTTTCTTGATTAATTAAACTATCATCATTTTCAACATCTTTTCCTGTGCCAACATATGCAAAATTGTGACTGATTGCATAACAAATTGTGCCTGCTCCATCGGCAGTGATACCTTTATTTCCATACACACTGGCTGATGCAATTATTCTTGCTTCTGATCCGCTTTCTAATTTTATACCTGTATCTGCAAAGTATGAAAAACAATCTATAATTTCTGCTCTAGAATTATTTTTCATTGTGATACCATCCACACCAGGAGTAATAAATGTCACAGCATTGAATAACATACTTGCTCTTGGTGATGCCGTGTCTAACACACTGCCATCTATCAACGCACCTTTACCTGCATCTCCAGATGCAAAACCTCTTGGATCATCTGCTGGACGATTAGATCCATGCGTAATTACTGTAACATTTTGTACGTAAGGTGATTTTGTAACAATTCCGGCATTGGTCGCAAATCTAAAACCATATCCTCTATCGTGTGTTGAACTGTATTGATAACCTACAAGTGATAAATCTGATACCATGCTGGCATCATTCATTAAAAATGCATCGTTAAATCTTCCTGCCTGTGTAGGTTTAATTGTTACTGATCTTATACCTGAACCTTTCACAGTTACATTTGCTGGTACTTCTAAAGGAAATTCTTCAATGTATGTGCCAGGCAAAATGTGTAATTCATGTGGACCAGCAGAACTTTCTTGGATGTAACTTAATGCGTGTTTGATTGTGCCAAATGCAAAGTTAGGGTGATTACCTGCCAAGTTGTCTGCACCGTTTGTACTCACATACCATTTGTTCTGAATACCTAAGTTAACGGCAACACCTGCCAAAGAAATTGTGTTGTCAATGATTACATCTTGCAAACCAGGCATGGATTGAAGATGCATTTGTCCCCAACGTTTGCCTGTTTCACCTAAATTATAAGTTGATGTGGCATCAGGCATAATGTCTGATGTGATATCTCCTTCAAAACTTAATGAATCTTCTGCACCATCTCCACCAATGAATATATTTCCGTCAAATGAAATATCTCCTGTTGCATGAATATTGCCATATGCTTTAAGATCCGAAGGAATATTAAAAATTCCTGTGCCAGGTCCTGGATGGATGTTTATATTATCTCCAGCATATCCTCTGATTGTGCTGTTTGTAAAACTTAAATTATCTGTACGTAATTCGTTAAATGTAAAACTACTGCCACTGTTTAAACTGATTGAGCCAACACTAGCGGATAATGTATTTGTTGGGCCATCAAATGTTAAATTTCCAAATGATGCTGAATTTGTTGCAATGACATTACCAGTGATTCTTGTGTCTCCGTTAACTAATAATTCTCTAGTAGGTGAATCAGTTCTAATACCGATCTTGTTATTTGTGTGTCCTATGAATAGTGTAGGTGTAGAAGTGACTGCTGTGTTATCAAAAGTCAAATCACTATTTCTAGTTAGATTTGCCTTTAATAATGGTCCCGATATTTTACCTACATTTGTTACTGGCATACTGATCCTTTTTTAGTATTTATTGGATTTTGGAAATGTATTATTTGTCAAAATTGTGCAAAACGTTCACCGGTTTGCCCGTAGGTACTGCTGTACCAAATGTAATATAATAACCTGCTGGATATGAGTTTCCTGTAATAGAACTTTTGCCATCTAGGAAAAATGTGTTACCTAATGCGTTGTTTGCCTCAGTAGTTAGAGGTGTGTCAACAACCAAATATTGTGTCGTAACTGCTGTCACGGTATATGTACCATTGTTTTGAGCAGAACCAGTTACTACCACTGTTTGACCAACATGATAACCTTTTGTTTGAAAGTCTGTTGCAAGTAATTGACCGAAGTTTGGTCCTGGAGTCGTGTTTGTTTTAATTTTAAATGCACCAGTTCCTGTTGCAGGATTACCTGTTGCAACTCCATAATCAAACACTGCTTCCATCTGATTTGTGTTTGTGTTGCAAGGATTTTGTGATAATGTATAGTTTGTGTTTGCAATTTGTAAAACATTTTCTACAAGAACAAAAATGTTTTCCGGTGTTGTTGGATATCCTAAACCTGAACCAAAGTTGTCATTAAGTATACCAAAGTTTACTTCTGTGTCATCACCGTTACCTAAGTTTTGCAGTGTGATATTTTGTGGTTCAGATAATCTAAATGTTTTCCATTCAGGTAGACTTGTACCTGAATTGAATTCATACACTTCCAACTGTCTGTTGGTTGTGTTGTATCTGACTTGTCCTTCAGATGGTGAAACTGGTCTTTGTGCTGATGTTCCTTTCGGAACTAAAAATGCACCTACTGATTGTGCCTCAATGTCTTCGTATTGAGTGTATATCACTCCTTTACCATTCAACAATCTTTTGTTGGTACTTTGCCTTTTGAGATATCTCATTATACCTCCAAATAACTTACTACAACTGAAATGCTGTTTGCACCTGAACAAGAAACTTTGAAATAGTCACCTGCACCTAAAACTAATTTTTCTGTGTCCAGTGTAAAAGTTTCAGCGCCAGGCAATAAAGCATTGTTCACAATCATTGATGCTGTTGAACTGTATGCGCCTGTTACTGCATACAAATAAAATCTGCTGTCTTCTGCACCTGTGGCATCTTCTGGTCCTGTGTTAGTAATCAACACAGAAGTGATTGCATACGATTTGCCTGCTGGTACAGTCAATACATCAACTGTTGCTCCTGTTGTTATGTTTTGGTTTACTATTGCCATTTTTTCTCCTTAAAATATTAATCCAAAAAGTAGTGCTCTATTTGTACTGATCACTTCTCCTCTTGCGTCATTTGTATTTACAAAATATAATCCTGTATTGCCTCCGCTTGGTGTTTTACTGTACAATTTCACCCCATTAGCGTCAAATTGAGGGTCCACTTGCGGGTCTTGTAGGCTTGGTCTATTGTTGATAATAAAAGAATCATTAATACGCACACTTCCAGTTCCTGGTGCTTGTAACTCAATATCTTGGTTAGAATTTAAACCACTGATCACATCATCTTCTATTCTGATGCTACCAATATCTGTTGTCTGATTGTATATTTCTAAATGACTTGGTTTCCATTTTGCATACAGCACGTTATCAATTTTTGTTTCAATAATACTTGTTGTACCTGATGTACTGTTGTCTGTGATTTTTACTTCTGTGTCACCTTGTACTATCCTTGGAAAAGCCGCTCCAAGCACTACTGCTGATATTTCATCATCAACATATTTTTTATTTGGAATATCATTTACATCTGTTAGTAATGTTTCATATCCTGCTCTAACGACTCTTAATGTACCTGCTCCACCTGGCTCAAAGTAGATTGCATTGTTGTTGTTTATGTTTGCAACTTTTAATGATATTGTTGTGCCTCCAGCATCTACTAGTTTAAATCCACCTAGGTTTGGACCTTGTCCTGCTTGTTGTCCAACTCCTGGACCTTGTGATGTTGTTTGTGTGTTTGGATCATTCCAAGTAATGGTTTCATCATAAACCATTCTCACATCTGCACTTTGTCCTCTTTCAACTCTTAAACCTGCTTCTTGTCCTGTAACTGAAACACTGTAACCTGTTTCGCCTTTGTTTACAACTATTTCATTGTCTTGAATTTCTAGTGTAGAAGAATTTACAGTAGTTTGAGTTCCGTCAACTTGCAAATCTCCTGTTACTTGTACAACACCAGTTGAACCTACATCCAATATGATACTATTAGTGTCGTCAACACTTATCTTGTAATTGCCGTCATTAATAATAATATTCTTTGCCATCAAATTCCTTTTTGTAATTTAGGGAGTGTTGCCACTCCCTAAACTCGATTTTATATTATGCGTTTTCGTTGAAGTCGTCGTCGTCTGTGTTAGCAACGTCGTCATCACCCGCTTCTTCCAATTTAACTTTACCAGCACTAGCCGCCGCAAAATCCCATGCTAGAGATAATCCGTCTAATGCGTTAGATCCAGTTGCATTTGGAGCCACAACAGTAACTTTACGTCCAGTAATTTTACTTACGCCGTAAGTTTCGTTGTCAGCACCTTCTACAGAAATAGTCATTTCACCTGAAGTCAATGCCGCAGGTAATTTGCCTGTAACTAATGTACAAGTCACTTCAGTGTCTGTAGCACCTGTTTCAGCAACTATGAATTTTTTAGATCCTTTTTGCCTTACGATAGTGCCTTCAACAACTGATGTACCATTGTGAAAGTTAACTTTTATTTCATTTGCACCAGCAGTTGCACCGCCAGCCGCTGTTGTAAACAGCCTTTTGTTAAGTGGTCTTCCCATTTGTTTTCTCCTATTTTAGAAGTCCAATCCGGGTTCTATCCGGTACGCCGTGGGTTATTACTGCATAAGACTTCGACTTTAGGTCAAAGTGCGTGTGAGCTGCAAGTATTT